AGGTAGCATGCGCCCTGTCTCATATTAGTCTCTGGGCTAAATGTGTTGAGCAAGATCAACCATTGGTTATTCTTGAACATGATGCCTTAATGCTTGCACCATATGTACAACATGCGGTGTTTAACTCTATAGCATATCTTGGTTCTAACGAACAAGTCAAACAAGGTTGGGGTGTTTATCCCACACCTCCTCATGCCTCTGAAGGCCCCAACTACCACTTCATCTGTCGAGCACATGCATACGGTATAGACCCTGCTGTAGCAAAGAATATGCTTGCCCATGTTATTAAGTACGGCATATGTGCACCTTTAGATATTATTCTTAGAGCAGACATATTTCCTATTCATCAAATGGGCGTATTTGCGTATGATATAAAAGAGCGCGTGCCTGATACTGGTGAACTTAATACAACTATTTTAGGACGGCCGATAGAAGGTCGGAAAACTGATAGAAATGACAGCTTGACGGTTTAAATTTTTATATGCTGCATATCGTCTTACGAACTTGTGATAGACACTCACTTGTATCTACTAGAATTGTTAATAAAAAAGAATGTATATTGAGATGTTTAAATTCTATTTTAACAAATTTAGAATCTATCGAAGATAAGTCTTTACATATTATAGATGATAACTCATCTGACGATTTTAAGAGTAAGCTTAACTCTATCGTTGAACATCTACCGTTCGTAACTGTTAATTACTTACCTGAGCGGGATCAGACAGGGCTATCAGCCAAAAAGAAATCTAGATACTCTGTACAAGTTGCATATGAGTATATTTACAATTTACCGGATGAAGATCTGGTGTATGTTGTAGAGGATGATTACCTACATTTTCCAAATGCTATACGGGAGATGGTAAATACGTGGAATTATTTTACAAAATTTATACAAACTAACATTGGTATTTTTCCCCAAGACTTTAATCAACTACACCTACACCCATCTTTTCATCATAATGAAACATATTTTCAGTCAAGTTTTGTAGTACCTTCCTATCAAAGATATTATAAAACTACATGGTTTACACAAGAATCTTTTATGATTCAGTCTAAATTATTTAAACAATATAAAACAGAGTTTGATAGTTTATTAAAAATTGGAGAAGATCCATTTTGCTGGGAAGGTAATACTATATCATCTGTATGGACTAAGCCTGATGTGAAGATGTTTATGCCTCTTGGCTCCCTGGTTGTACATATGTCAGATAAAGCAGATATACCTTTCTTTATTAGTAAGGAACAAGTAATTAATTTATGGAACGAAAATCAAACATCTTGGTCGTCGGAACAGGATTCTCAGGTTCAGTTATAGCTCGTGAACTAGCTGACAACGGATACAATGTCACTATTATTGATAAGAGATCGCATATAGGCGGTAATTGTTTTGATGAAATAGTTAACGGGGTAAGAGTTCATAAGTACGGGCCCCATCTCTTCCACACCAACAATACCAAAGTAGTCGATTGGTTATCTAGATTTACAGAATGGGTGGTGTATAAGCACAAGGTTAAAGCTTATTATAACGGTGAATTTTTAACTCTTCCTCCCAATCAACATACCCAGAACGTTCTTGGCGATAAGTTAATTGATGTCGTATATGCACCTTACACATTAAAAATGTGGGGTACATTGGATATAGATAGTAAAGTCTTAGATAGAATAAAATCACGAAATGATGATAATGAGTTCTATTTTCCAAATGACTCATTTCAATACTTACCTAAAGATGGGTATACAAAAGTTTTTGAGAATATACTTAATCATTCTAATATAAAAGTTTGTTTAAATACTGACTATAATAAAGATTTTGAATCTCAATACGACAAAGTTTTTAATTCAATGGCTATAGATGAGTATTATGACTATTGTTACGGTAAATTACCTTATCGGTCTATAAAATTTCATCATAGGTCAAGTAACGACTTTACAATGCCTACCCCGGTAGTTAACTTTACTGATAACAACATCTATACTAGAATAACCAAATGGGAGTTGTTTCCTAATCACGGCTCAGGTGAGCATTATACACTAGAAGAACCGTGTGATTATAAAGAAAACAATTACGAGAGATACTACCCTGTTAAAGATGTGGATAGTATCAATAGAGTAGTGTATAATAAGTATAAGTCACTAGACAATAATAAAGTTACGTTTATTGGACGGTGTGGTTTGTATACGTATCTTGATATGGACATGGCTATTGCAAGTTCTTTATCAATTGCAAATCAATTTTTTAACTCTAACTGAGGGTATATTATGAAACGAATTTTAATCATGGGTCTTCCTGGTGCTGGTAAGACATATCTTGCTCAACACATCCTAGAGCACCTCCAGAACGAACGTAAAACAGTTATGTGGCTTAATGCTGATGATGTTCGTAAGAAGTACAATGACTGGGACTTTAGTAAAGAAGGTCGTATCAGGCAGAGTCTTCGAATGAGAGAGCTGGCTGATAGCTACGATACTGATTTCGTTATTTGTGACTTCGTTGCCCCTCTCCCTGAAATGCGTCATAACTTTAAAGCCGATTGGACGGTCTGGGTTGATACTATCGAAAAGGGTCGATTTGAAGATACTAATAAAGCCTTTACTCCTCCTGAGTTTTATGACTTTAGGATCACCGAACAACAGGGTGAAAAGTGGGGTGAGTTTATTGCCGCCCACATTCTAGATGAAAGACGTAGACCAACGTTTAACTGGCAAAAAGAAACCGTTCAGATGCTTGGAAGATGGCAGCCATGGCATGAAGGTCATAGGGCGTTGTTTGAACGTGCGTTAGCTAAGACCGGTCAAGTAGTTATTCAGATTAGAGATTGTCAGGGATGGCAGGGTTCTAACCCCTTTGCTATTGAACAGGTTAAGAACTATATTCGCAGAGACTTAGATCCTATGTTTCAAGGTCAATACGAAATTCAGGTAGTACCTAACATTGTTAATATTACCTACGGTAGAGATGTAGGGTATAAGATTGAACAGGAAGTGTTCGATGATGCTATTCACTCCGTATCTGCTACTAAGATTAGAAAAAAGATGGGTCTTGAGTAATTTACTAATGCAATAGCACCAAAGGGCCTAAGGGCCCTTTCCTTATAAATATACCATATAAATTAGGAAAGATACAATGTCTTCACCTTCATCCAGACAAAACCTTATAGATTATTGCCTTAGATCGCTAGGCCACCCTGTGCTTGAAATTAACGTTGACGACGATCAATTAGAAGACCGTGTTGACGAGGCTATACAGTTTTACAGAGACTTTCATTATGATGCTGTTGAAGCTGTATATCTCAAAGAACAAATAACTGCATCCACATTACAAATTGTTGGCGTTAATGCTGGCGATTTTTCTATTGGTGAAAAGATTACCGGTGCATCTTCTGGTGCTACTACATTTGTTCATGCCGAATTTGCTGCTAATAAAGTTTATACAAAGAATACCGCAGGTACATTTACTGCTGGAGAAACAATAACAGGCGCCAGTTCTGGTACGGCCGCTGTGGTATCCTCCATGACACTTGGTAACTTTGATAACAAGTACGTTACTTTAAATGATTCGGTACTTAGTGTTGTAAGAACGCTTCCGTTATCGAGTAGATCTAACAGTATCAGCTTCTTTGATGCTAAGTACCAGTTGATGCTAAACAACATTCAGTCTTTAACAAATACCGATATTCAGTATTTTACGATGTTAAAGATGCATATTAATTTGATTAACGACCTAATGACAGGCCAGAAACCTGTTAGGTTCAATCGTCATATGAACAGGTTGTATATTGATTTGACCTGGGGTGATGGTGGTGATCTTGCTATTAATGATTACATTATCATTGAGGCCTATCGTTCTCTTGACCCTGATACGTATACCGATGTATATAATGACGGGTTCTTAAAGAGATATACTACTGCCTTAATTAAGCGTCAATGGGGTATTAATCTTAAGAAGTTTGAAGGCGTTCAATTACCAGGTGGAGTAACGTTAAATGGTCAAAAGATCTTTGATGAAGCGATGGAAGAGATAACAGAGTTAAGAGCAGAAGTTAAATCTACTTACGAACTCCCTGTGGATTTCTTTACAGGTTGAGAATGTTTATAGCTTATCTCATCAGCCCACCTATGGATTATACCATCAAGGCAACAACTAATCCACGTGGATATACCGAATAATGGCAACGAACTTTTATTTCCAATCTGGTATACCTGGAGGTAGATCTTCAGAGCAATTGCTCATGGAAGACATTATAATAGAGTGCCTGAAGATATACGGGCTTGATACCTATTATATACCTAGGAAATCAGTTAATGAAGATGACATTTTAGGAGAAGATGTACTTAATAAGTACTCATCGGCTTACCCATTAGAGATGTACATGCAGAACGTTACCGGGTTTGAAGGTGACGGGGACTTGATGTCTAAGTTCGGGGTTGAGATTCGAGATACCGCTACCTTTATTGTATCAAGAAGAAGATGGGATGAGGTAATTGCAAGATCTGGAGATGCTGTTCTTACTACCAGACCCGCTGAAGGTGATATAATTTACTTTCCATTGACCAAAGCATTCTTTGAAATTAAGTTTGTTGAGTCAACCGACCCCTTCTTCCAAGTTGGTAAGTTATACGTCTACAAACTCCAATGTGAGTTAATGCAGTACTCTTCTGAGGTCTTTGATACCGGGGTATCTGAGATTGATAGTATTGCTTCTGGTGATTCATTAGATATTAATGCGTTCAACATGCTACTTGAGAGCGGGGATAGAGCGTTGCTGGAAGAGTATAGCCCAGCTGGTATTATCCTTCAATCATATAACTTAGGTACCATATTACCTAATGTTGATAATGAAGACTTTAGAGGTGAGATTTCCGTATTGGACTTCTCCGAGAGAAACCCGTTCGGAGAAATAAATGTTTGATAAATTTTACTGGGGAACAATACGAAAGTCAATCGTGGCTTTTGGTAATATGTTTAACAACATTCATATTGATAGATTAGATTCTGGTGGTAATATTACTCAGACCCTTCGTGTTCCATTGGCTTATTCTCCTAAACAAAAGTTCTTAGCTAGAATTGCCGCTCAACCTAATTCCTTCGAACAAAACTTTCAGACTTTTTTACCTAGACTTGGTTTTGAGATGATAAGTTTGACTTATGATCCTAATAGAAGAGTCAGCCTGGTTCAGCAAAATAGAGCATTAAATGGTACGTCAACTACTTCCTTGAATGCTCAGTACGCTCCTACACCATATAACATTGCTATGACTTTGTATGTGTATACAAAGAACCAGGATGATGGGTTACAGATTATTGAACAGATTATACCTTACTTTAATCCTGATTATAACTTGACTCTTAATGCGATTCCTGCAATGGGCATTAAGAATGACTTACCTGTTATTCTGGACAACATTACATATGAAGATGAGTACGAGGGTGACTTTACTCAAAGAAGAGCCATTATTTGGACACTCAACTTCACAATGAAACTTAATTTTTACGGTCCAGTCAACAGACAGGGCATCATCAGAACTACAAACGTTAATACATTCTCAGACCCCGCACTATCTAATAAACAATCCTCATACACCGCAACAATTACTCCCGGTACCGCTGTTCCTGGTGATACTATTGGTATTACAGATACGTTTGAGGACTTCTAATGAAATCACTTAATAGAATTAACGATGTCTTCAATGTTGAGACAGACGTTGATTTGCCTATTCCAACGAGTATGCCAGTGGCATATAATCCTTCTGAATTAGACCAGGAAGATGACTTTCAATTGGCTCGTAACACCCTTCGTAGTTTAATTAATAAGAACGAAGATGTAATGACTGAACTGGTTCATATTGCTAAGAACTCTGAGAACCCAAGAGCATTTGAAGTTGCTGGGCAATTGATATCAGCACAAACGGCTATTACAAAAGAGTTAATTGGTCTGCATAAAACTAAAAAAGATATTGATAAAGCAAGTGGTAAGATGGAGAATATTAAACAGCAAAACAATATAG